GTTTAGCACAACCGCGCGATCCCGAACAGTACGTAGAGTCTTTACGTAGACTCCCCGTACATGATGACCTCGAAAGAAGTCACCACCACAGGATTCGCGGAAAGGGCCTTCAAGAAGGACTTCTCAGCATTGATCTGAAAACCCAAGAGTTCGAGGAGACGGCATACAGTGTGGTAGACTTTAACATCTACCACTATGTCATCACCAAAAACTCCAAAGTTAACAGGACCATTCCGTCCGCCACGCACTCTCTCCAATGAGTGCATGTCGTAGGAAGCTGAGACCACTGCAGCAAATATGATAGTCTGCAAGGGGAACGTAAATCCGTTACCCATAGTAGAGACCATATGAAGCTGCACCTGCTTGCCCGAGGGCAACATGGAAGTAGGGCTTCGGAGTAGATTCAACACTTCGAAAATTTCGAAGGGGAGAATTTCCTTCAACATCCCTAGCGCCATGGAATCAGAAGCAGAAGATAGGTCGATCGTAGCGAAAGACCCATCAGCTGACCCTTGATTCGCTAGCTCACGATTTCGATTAGGTTGAGTCGCCAAATCAATACCGAAATATTGATACAGCCTACTCTCCAAGATCGAAGCGAGACCTAGCTGAGCATACATATTTAGTGTAGGCTCAACACAGATCACTCGTGAAGTGTCCCTTTGCTTTGGGACGAAGCGTAGGCGATTGCCTTCGACTAGTAGAGGCTCACCGTAATTCTCATATCGGATTCGTTCCGCATCGAGAATACTCGGGTGTGCTAACATACTAGCTCGGTAAGCACGATAGATAACCGGACTCGTACAGGAAAGTTGGGAACTATACAATTTCGTATAGTCATCTGTCCCAACAGATCCAACTGATGCACCGGGACCATTCCGACCCCTCTCAAAGAGAAAGGTAAGGTTTGGTATCAGCACATCAGGTCCGCGGTAGAAGAAGTTATCAAGGTGCCTTTTTAGGGTACCGAGAGCTTCCTCTTCCCACGATGTACGGAGATCCAAACGCCAATTCTTACATGTCTCATTGACTTGTAAGAATTTCTTAAGGGCCTGCTCGTCAGCGGAAACCGAGATTTCATCTACAAACTTCTTGTAGAAGGTCTTTGCTAACGCTAACGCGGCAAACTCTTTCGGCGTAATGTCTGGCCACCAGTCAGGCGATTCACCTCTACTTAGAGCAGAGATGGTATCACCAGGTAGGTAGTGAGACAGGTCATCTAGAAGGTCTTGGAAAAGAACGATAGGCTGACGGTCCATAGCGTGTAATCTCCAAGATGCTGATATCCAATCTGGTCAGGTCACCGACTTCTCAAAGCAGAGAGGCCGGCTTCCTGAGACACCTCGTTTAGCTGCTTAGCAGCTAAATTGAGTGTTGGACCAGCCAAATACAAGGGGTTTACCCCAAGTATCAGGAGGATCCACAGAAACCACGGGTTCTTCAGAAGTCTCTTCTGAAAATCATTGGGGTTCACTAAAGTACCCCAGTGATAACCGTGTCGCCAATACCGGAGCTCACATTACTGAGAGCGCCGATGTGGCAGGACAGAGCAGCTCGAACGTTTACGCTATCGAAACTCTCCGAGCCAGCTGGGACCTCAATCGAGGTCGTAACCAGCATAACTCGGGTCGAGCCGTTAGCGTCACAAGTAACACTCTTACGAGTGATCTGCTTGTAAACGTTCATCGGGGCAGCAGTCACCCTACCATCGTTGCCAAGCGTGCGGGTCTTGAGAACCGCAGGCTTGAAGAACGAGAGGGTAAAGGGAGCTGCTGCTCCGGTGGAGATGACACCAACTTGCGTACCGCCAAGAGCGGTAATCGCAAGCTGCTTCCCATTTGAGGAAGGCGCGGTGTCAGCAGACAGGGTATAC